AACAGCATTCGAGAGTCCATCAAGGACAAGGTCGAAGCTATCAACCGTATGGCTCAGATGGGCGCTGTACGGGGAACCGATGCCAAGACGATGTCAGGCATTGCCATGCAGACTGAGTTCCAGATGTTAAACGCCAAACTGTCAGAGAAGGCCGATCTGCTGGAGTTAGCCGAAGAACACTTGTGGACGTACTTCTGCAACTGGCTAGACGTAACGCCAGACGTGGAGGTGTTCTATCCCGACAGCTTCGACATCCGTGATTACGACAAAGAACTGCTGTTCTTGCAGCAGATGAAATCCAGCGGTGTTAGGTCAGCCACCCTCGCTCAAGAGATCGACAAGCAGATAGCAGACCTTGTGTTGGATGACGACAAGCTGGCGCAGTCCCATGTAGAGATCGAAGGACAGACGCAGGTGCTAGGTCAATTCCCAGTGGAGACTGAGGCGTAGCGATGGCAGCAGCCGACGATTATTCAGAGTTCCTAGAGCGGCTGGCTGATTCGCACCAACAGCGGATCACGGGCTTCTTGCAGACCACAGAGAACGATCTGGCGAACTACTTACAGACCGCTCCGTCTACCGATGGGGCGATGTTTGATGTGGAGTGGGCCGTTAACGCTCGGACAGAGATGCGGCGGATTCTTGAAGAAGACTATCTGGCAGAAGTGCAAGACATGCTGGGCGACTACAGGGCCGTAGCAGCCGAGCAACTGGGAATGCTAAATACCTATGGGAAGTTTACCAGAGTCGCGCCAGAGGCCATTGCGGGCCTTCAGCAGCTATCTTTTCAAGGCTTCGAGGCGTTAGCCAACCAACAGCTAGACACGCTGGCGAATGGTGTCTATCAGTCGGCATTGACGGGCAGAAACAAGGACGAGTTCATCCAAGAGGTGAGAGGGCAGATCAATGGAATCTATCAAGCAAGCGATCAAGAAGAGATTCGTCAGTTGGTGGAGGTGGCTAAAAACGCAACTGGAGCCGCGCAACAGGCAGCGGTTGATCGACTCCACAGTGTTTATGCTTCAGACCGCCTTGGTAATAATCTTCGGCGTTATGCGACAGGTTATGCAACGGATTCGCTCAATCAGTATTCGGCGACGTTAACAGTCACCACCGCCAATGAGCAGGGAATCGACACGTTCGAATACTACGGCGATCTGATACGAGACAGCCGTGAGTTCTGCAAGAAGCACGTCGGCAAAGAATACACCACCGACGAAATCAAGAAGATATGGGAAGGGAGTTGGGCAGGCAAAGCTGCCGGAAACCCTTTCATCGTCAGGGGTGGCTATAACTGCCGCCATCAATGGTTACCGATAGTCGAGCCAGCAGGCGCTGGGGACGATCCAGAGGAGCCGCCACAAGAGATACCGACAGAGCGAGCCATTCCGATCAGAACTAGGGCGGCTGTCAACGCCGAAATCACTGAGCAAGCAGAAAGGGCTGCAATCGACCCAAGATATCCAAAGCTAGACAACGGCAATGCCGCTCTTCGATATAGACCTTCAGGCGTTAGAAAAAACGCGATGGAGAAGGCGAGGGAGGGATTAGGCAAGTCTCAGCTACCGGCAAAAATAGCAGATGACACGGCGTCCTTAGCGCAAGAGGCGTTTGAAACAGGCAACAGCATCGCGACCAAATACAAACTGCCACAGCTACGGGGGATAAGAAGCACAAAGAGCAGAGGGGCGACGATGGCGATGGGTGACGGCGTTTTGGAGGTAAACGTCCCGTTTCTTGATGCTAAAGCGATACAGATAACCGGATTGGGGCAAGAAGCCGCTGAGAAGTTGGCAAAAGACAAAGTCCGATTGGAAGCAATGAAAGCAGAACTAGCGTTGGAGCGTGATGCTTTGACTAATCTGGATAGGAGAGCCGATCCGCAAGGTTACACCAACGCTGTCCGTGACTTTAACAAGAAGATCGATTCGGTTAACCGGCTAAGTACAGAGATAGCAAAAGCCGACGCATTCTCATTGAAAGCAGCCTCAACATGGAGGGTGGGAGATGACTTGAAAGATCGACCCTTCGGGGCCAGCGACTACTTCGAAGACCCCTTGGAGCAAGTCAAAAGCATAGTCACGCACGAAATGGGTCACCATATTCATCAGCAGTATGGTGTCAAATCGAAAAGCGACTACTTTGACCCGCCAATAGAGAGAGCCATAAAGCTGCTGTATAGAAAGCGAAGTCGAGTTTCACCGAGCAGATATGCTGATACAGATTCGATGGAGTGGTTTGCCGAATCCTTTTCTCTTTACGAGGCTGACAGGAAAGACCTGATCGACCCAAGGCTGACCAAGTTGATTGATTTGCTAAAAGATCAAACACCAGTAGACGAAATTCAACGAATAATAGGCGAGCTATGAGTAAGCAGCTTGATGATGCCCTTGAAATACTGTCGGCACGACCCCTGCCAGACGATGCAGAAGAGCGGATCGAAGATTTGATGGATGAAGCACCAGAAGACGAGAGGTTTGAATTCCAGATGATTTTTGAAGGATTGGAATTGATAACTCGAGAATTGACACCCGAAGAGCTGGAGCAAGAAACATGAGCAAAGAATTAGACCGAGCCAAGAATCTGGTCGCTAGACGGCCAATCCCACCCGCGATTCGTGAACTGCTGGAGCCATTGGCAGCGGCTGCACCAGAGGACGAGAAGCTGGAATTTGATGACCTGTATGGAATCGTGAACGTGCTGCTGCCACTACCCAAGAAGAAGCGAGGAAAGAAAGATGCCAAAGATGAACCCGAGCAAGTACGGCAAGAGCCTGAAGCAGATCGGCAAGAAGAAGAAAAAGAAGGCTAAAAAATAACCCGCTGGCTGTTGACATTTCTCAAAAGCTGGTATACTCCCACCCACTCGAAAGAGGTTCGCACATGAGCGATGAAGTCATGGTTGAAAGCACTGACACTGAACCAGTGCAAGATACGGAAGTTCAGGAAAGCAAGACGTTTACCCAAGAGGAGCTTGATCGCATTGTTGCTGATCGAATCCAAAGGGAGAGGCGCAAGCTAGACAAGAAGCTGGAAGGCATCGACATCGAGGAAGCTCGTCAACTCATGCTTGAGCGTGAACAGGCGAACATAGAACGCCAAAAGGAAAAAGGCGAGTTCGAGTCGGTACTAAAGCAGACTGTCGAAAAGAAGGATCTGGAGATTGCCGCCATGCGGATGGCGTTGGAAACCACCAAGATAGACGGTGCGTTACTAACAGCAGCAAGCAGGCACAACGCTGTGGATTCTGAGCAGGTATCGCAACTGCTACGCAATCGTGTAAAACTCTCCGACGATGGTTCGGTTGAAGTATTAGACGACAACGGCGCGGTAAGATACAACGACAAAGCCGACCCCCTCTCTGTTGATGAGTTGGTGGGTGACTTTCTTACGGCTAACCCGCATTTCGTCAGAGCCTCCCAAGGTGGCGCTGGCACGCAGGGGATGGCTGGTGGCTCCACGCAGAAGCCTATATCTGTGGCTGACATGGTTCAAAACTGGAACGACGGAGGGCGAGAAGCCTTTCATGCGTTAAAGAAGAAGACCAAATAAACCACTTTGATATAGGACTACTAATATGGCTGCTTCAACTAGCACAACCCTTGACGACCTGTTTGCGAATATCATCGCTCAGGCACGATTCACCGCTGAAGAAGAATCCCTGATGATGGGATTGGTTACTCAGTACAACATCGGCGACGAAGCTGGCAAGACGATTCAGGTGCCTAAGTACCCTGCGATCACTGCCGCTGCCTTGACCGAAGGCGCTGACATGACCAGCACGACTGTCTCTACTTCTTCCGTCTCAATCACCGTTGGTGAGGTGGGCGCACAAGTAGTATTGACTGACTTGGCTGCAATGGGTGCTGGCAACCCTGCTGAAGAGTTGGGTACGGTACTGGGTAACGCTATCGCCACGAAGATGGACGTTGATCTGATCGCATTGTTCGACGGATTCAGCACTGCCTTGGGCGCTGCTGGTCAAGAGATCACTGTTGCTGATCTGTTCAAAGCTGCTGCTACCTTGCGTAACAACAAGGCACAGGGCGAGATCTTCGCCGTTGTGAACCCTTTCCAAGCGTATCAACTGAAAGCAAACCTGACCAATACCTTCGCTAACCCCAACGGTGGTGACGCGCAGAACACGGCTATGGTTAACGCTTACGTTGGAACTATCGCTGGCATCGACGTTTACGAGTCTGCAAACGTATCTGTTGATGGCAACGATGACGCGAAGGGCGCTGTCTTCTCACGCGAAGCCTTGGCTATCGCTATGAAGCGTGACTTCCAAATCGAAGCGCAACGTGACGCATCACTACGGGCCTTCGAGCTTAACGCCACCGCTATCTACGGTGTGGGTGAGCTTGACGATACCTACGGTGTTGAGATGCTGTTCGACGCAGCTATCTAAAGCGTTTGGATGGCCTCGCCCCTTCCTCTCCTTGGGGTGGGGCCGTCCCTTTTTTTGGAGGTTCTATTGGCTATCACATACCGTGGTGAACGGTTCGAGGGCTACAACAAGCCCAAGCGAACACCCAAGCATCCAGACAAGAGCCATGCAGTATTGGCAAAGCAGGGTGACAAGGTTCGTCTGATCCGTTTTGGCTTGCAGGGTGCAGAGAACAAGCCACCGAGAAAGGGTGAGAGTGAAGCGGACAAGGCCAAGCGTAGATCGTTCAAGGCTAGATTCGCCAAGCAGATAGCAGCAGGGCGCAAAGACAAAACAGCATCAGCGGCCTATTGGTCAGATTTGGTCAAATGGTAGGGGCATAACATGGCATTTTCTCAAGACTCCGATCTGGTAGCCCTTGTCCCCGACATCTTGGACTTTGGCATCACATCATTCGCAACTGAACACGCGAAGGCGCAGACCGATCTGACCCGTACTATCCGTAATGAGTGGTGGTACAAGAAGCAGATCGCAGGCGAGATGGTTCCAGCCTATCTGACAGATTCCCAGTGGACTCGCTGCAACGCCTATCTGGTGTTGTGGAAATACGCCCTCCCCCAGCTTACAAACTGGGTACAGGACGACCGATTCCTGAACATGATTACGTTCTACCAGCAGCGATACAACGAGGAGTTGGTTGCTGTATTCGCTGACGGTGTCGAATACGACGATGACAACAGCGGCACCATCGAAGATGACGAGCGCGGCATTGTGTCGTATGGACGGCTAACACGATGACTCTTGGCCTTCAGGTAACGATCAAGCCACGCGATCTTGCAAAGATCATGAAGCAAGAGGAGCGGGACGTTAAGCGCGGCATCGACAAGGCTATTGGTCTTGTCGGTTCTTTGGGAAATCAGATCATCTTACAGCGCACAGAGAAAGGGCGAGGCATTGATGGCCCCTTCCCATCGTACTCGGGAAGCCTAACCAAAGGACTCTGGAAGGGCGATAAAGACAAGCGCGGGTCTGGCTACCTTGCCTACAGAAAGTACGAGTTGGAGAAGGTTAAACCCTCTAAAGTCAATCTGAACGCGACAGGCCAGATGCTTCGGTCTATGCAAGTTCGACAAGCAAACACCCGCACAGCAGAGATCTACTTCGACAACCCAGCAGCAGCAAAGAAAGCGGCATTCAACGACCAGACAAGGCCGTTTTTTGGGTTTAACGCAAAAGAAGAAGATCGCTTGGTCGCGTTGTTCCGTAGGGAGATCGACAAGTGAGTGTGAGAGAAAGCATCGCAGGCAACTTGGTTACAACGCTGCAAGCAGTGACCACGCCAACAGATATCAAGTTCGTGACCCGCGAACCGTTTGATTTTGACAAGTTAAGCAACGCGCAATACCCAGCGGTGTTGGTCAGAACGACAAACGAGAACAGGGAAGACGGAACCGTGGGCGGGAGCATCACCCAGCGGTTCGGCACGATTGATTACCAGCTTGTCTGCTATGTGAAAGGCACAGGCTTGGATCAAGCAAGGAATAACATCGTTGAGTCTATCGAAGAGAAACTTGACGAGGACAGATCACGCGGTGGTCACGCAATCGACACACAGATTGTCGGCGTGGAAACCGACGATGGCAGTATTACCCCGATTGGCGGGGTGATTTTAACGGTGCGAATTGAGTACCAATACACTAGAGGCACAACCTAAGAGGTGAAGCATGGCAACGACTAAAGGCTCAAGCGGCGTAGTCAAATTGGCGGTAAACGGCGGCAGTGTCGCTGCTATGGGTGAGGTTCGTAGCTTCACCTTGGATGAAACGGCGGACACGATAGAAGACAGTGTGATGGGCGATACCGCTCGCACATACTTGTCCTCTCTCACTTCTGCCACTCTCTCAATGGATGTTTACTGGGACGACGCTGACGCAGTCCAACTGGTAATGGATTCTGGAGCAGATCTTGATTGGGAACTGTACCCAACGGGAACCGGTTCCGGTGAGAAGTATTACACCGGCGGTGGAATCCTGACGAGTAAGTCATTGACTGCCTCGTTTGATGGTATGGTTGAAGGCAGTTTCGCTCTGCAAGTATCGGGAGCGGTTACCGAAGCCACTGCATAAAGGAATCCCACAATGGGTTTAGCTAAAGATTTACGAAACAGAAGAAAATTGAATGCTCGAAAGATCGAGGTCGCGGCATGGGCTGATCCAGATGGACAGCCCTTTGCCATGTACTGCTTCCCGATTACTTGTTACGACATCAGCCAGCTTCAGAAGAAGCACCCCAAGTTCATGGAAAACACGACCATATCGGCAATGATCGACCTGATTGTGATGAAAGCCAGTGACGAGGGTGGGGAGAGGTTGTTCACTGCGGCAGAAGACCGCATGGATCTGATGGGTGAAGAAACCAGCGTCATCTCAGGCATTGCCGAGCAGATGTTCGCTGAGATCGAATCCGTCGAGGATCAGGAAAAAAACTAAAGTCCGATCAGTTGAGGTTCAACCTAGTTGCTTTGGCTGATCGGTTACACATGAGCATCGCAGAGGCCGAGCAGATGTCGTTGTCAGAGTTCAACGAATGGCTCGCCTACTACAAGATAATGGGCGAGAAAGACGATGGCTAACAAAGATGTCCTGATTCAGATAAAGGCGATTGATAAAACCAAACGCGCTTTCTCTGGTATCACTAAGGGTCTAAAAACAGTCGCTGGTGCCGCTCTGAACCTCAAGACAGCCTTCGTCGGCGTGGCTGGTGCCGCTGGTATAGGCTTGCTCATATCGCGCTCTCTGGACGCCACAGACGCTCTGGCGAAGACTGCCACCCGTATCGGTACAACCACAGAGGCGCTGAGTCGTTTGCACTTCGCTGCCGACATCAGTGGTGTATCGACTGAAACCCTCAATATGGCGATGCAGCGGTTCACTCGAAGAACTGCTGAAGCTGCCCGTGGTACAGGTGAGGCGAAAGACGCTATCCGCGAGCTTGGCCTGAATGCCAACGACCTTCTCCGTTTAGACCTAGACGAGCAGATGATTAAGCTGGCTGATGCCTTTGCCGACGTTCAGACGGACGCAGACAAAGTTCGACTGGCCATGAAGCTGTTTGACAGTGAGGGTGTGGCGTTAGTCCAGACCTTAGGCGCTGGCGCTGCTGGGTTGCGTGAGATGTTCAGCGAGGCTGAAGCACTTGGTGCCGTGATGTCTACTGACGCAGCCAAGGGTGTTGAAGACACAAAGGATGCAATCACTCGTCTGAAAGCAATAGTCGGTGGCGTGATAGATCAGTTCACGGCGGCATTCGCTCCCGTCCTAGAAAATATTGTGGCGGTGCTGAAAGAGATGATTGTCGAATCTGCCGATGCTGCTGGCGGATTCAAAACCCTAGCGAGTCAAATGGTTGGGAGCATGATTGGCGGATTCATCGCAATCGTCGAGGGCGCAGCCGAGATGACCAACGGAATCATCGAAAAAATAAACGATGTCCGTGAGGTTATCCATGACTTCCAGCGAGCGGCTGGTGTAGGGGATGTCAGCCTTTACGCTGGCATGGAAGAAGAGCTTGAGAGGCTAGAGGCAAGGACAAAAAAATATATCTCACTGACTGCAAAGTTGGATGATGACGCGGCAAGACGCGGCACAGATCAGGGCACAGATCGACCGATTGACCGGCAGCATCAAAGTGATCTGAAAAGAATAGCCGAGATAAAAGCAGCTATGGCTGCGCTTGGGGCTGATTCAAGCGAGTTTGTGCCTTTTGGCAAAGTGACCATCCCTCCCGAGCTTCAGGGCATTCTTGACAAGTTCAAATCCTTACAGGAAGAGCTGACAAGCGACATTGGCGCTGATGGCGATAGCCCATTGAAGAAAGAGATCGACGCAGTAAGCACGCTCGACAGAGCGTTAGCTGGCGCACGAGAAGGGTTGAAGAAGTTCAACTCTGCACAAGATCAAGTCGGGCTGAAGATGGAGGAGATAACCCAAGGTGCTTTGACCGGATTTTCTGACGCCTTGACCAACGCAGTCATGGGAACAGGCAACCTCAAGGACGCATTCAAGGCAATGATCGCAAACATGATTAGCCAGTTAATCCAGTTTTTCATCATCGACAAGCTGACCGGCGGTATAGCCAGTGCATTGTTTGGCGTTAAAAAAGCGGCAAGCGGTGGCGGTGGTGGAGGCGTTGCGGCACCACTAAAACCTAAAGCTATCGGTGGCCCAGTACAAGCTGGCAGTCCATACATGGTGGGAGAGCGTGGGCCTGAGATGTTCGTGCCTAATCAGTCTGGCTCTATCGTACCCAACAAGAAGATGGGCGGGGGCGTGACCGTGATCAATAACGTGGATGCTCGTGGTTCTGGCGCTGATGTAGACCAGAAGATCAAATCTGCTATGGCCCAGACCTCGCAGCAGACTATAATGACGATCCAAGATTTGATGCGTAGGAGACGGTTCGTATGACCACATTTGCATTCCCTAGCATCACCCCCACCACGAATACGTTTGAGCTTGTAGCCAACACGCGCACGTTTCAATCACCACTGACTAATGCAGTGCAAACGTCGTCGCGCAAAGGTTCATTGTGGAAAGCCAGTTTGCAGTTCTCCAATCTCAAGGGTGATGATCGCCAAGAGATGCAGGCTTTCTTGGTTAAGCTGAACGGACAGCAGCACAGATTCACACTGCACGACCATTCCTACACCCGAAGGGGTGCGGGTGGTGGCACACTCTTAGTTAAGGGAGCTAGTCAATCAGGGACTGCATTGGTGTGCGATGGCGCGACTGCCAGCGTCAACAACTACCTGAGAGCGGGTGACTACATCTCGTTCAACAACGAACTGCACATGGTTGTGGTCGATGCTAATTCAGACGCATCGGGTAACGTCACCTTGTCTATTGCGCCACCCATCAGGAAGACACCAGCGGACAACGCTGTCGTGGACTACCTCGCGCCCGTTTCTGGGGTATTCATGCTCGCAGGCCCAGCGTCATGGGAGACGCAGACAGATATATCGTCAAACTTCAGGATTGACGCTGTCGAGGACGTTCTAGCATGAGTCGGGGTTTCCCGTCAGACGTATTAACGGCGCTATCATCCGATCACGTTGCGCTCGTCACGTTTGCCAAGTTGGAGTTCCCGTCTGGGACGTTGTACCTGCACAACTCCATCGGCACCTATACATGGGGCGGGAATGATTGGCTGGGTACTGGTGACCTTGGCGAGATCAGCCAGCTTGAAGAAGGCGCACAGATCAGCCCGTACAAGATTAGCCTCTCACTCTCTGGATTGGATGCAACGATCTCAGGCGCTGCGCTCACTGAAGACTACTACCTTCAGCCTGTCACCGTTTACAT